TGTTCTTCGTTTGAAAAAAGACTTTCAATTTTACGTGGACCTGAACTTGGAGCAGTTTGAACAGGAGCTTCTGGAACAATCTTTTTATCCATTACTTCTCTTGCACGATTAAGAAGTTCACGAGCCTCACGCATTTCATCTTTTGTACTAGATGGATCAGCTAAAATTGCTTTGGCTTGATTTATAGATGCCTTATCAGCCATATTAACGAACCTCTGCTCCAAAGCCTTTTTTTGCTACGCCACGACTCTGACCAGCTTTACCTACAGATGGCTGTGATGATCCAGTTAATGTTACTTCTTTTACACCATCAGTATACTTTACCTCAGTACCACCAACAGCAGCACCAAAACCATGTGTCTGCTTAATTGGACCAGTTGGTGATGGTGGAGTATTTTTATAAGTATGTTCTGCCATAATTATTTACCTCTTTTCATGGCTTTGCCCCAACCTCTAAGAGCAACACCAACACCTTTAGGTTTAGAAGCAACACGACCACCCTTGCGACGACCTTCAGCTTCTGGACCTTTAATTTTTTCTATTTGTGGTCTTAAAGTACCACGTTCCATTTCTTCAACAGATTTATAATTTTCTGCTGGAGGTTTATTTTTAATAATTTCTGGAGCTAAAACAGCAGCAAGAGTAGCAGCAGAACCAGCAGCAGCGCCTTTCATCTGTCCTCTAGCATATTCTCTACTACCTCTAACAGCCGGAGCAATTCTTTCTTCTCCTTCTAAAATTGGCCTAGTAGCTTTATTATATGAAGAAGGAAGTTTTCTGCGGGCCTTTTCTAGTAACGAAATATCATTATCATCTGCCATAATTAATCATCCTTAATATAGACGATTACGGGGAGAAGCGCCGATCTTACCACCCTTAGCCATTACACCAGCTTCCTTCTTTACTGCGGCTTTCTTTTGTGCCCAGTCTTTATAAGAAGACATGAATGATTCTGGAGTTACTTTACCACCCTTTGCATAAAGCTTACCCTGTGGAGCAGCACCAACCTTGCCGCCAGCCTTATAACCAGAAGCTGAAGTACCTGCATTTAGATTACCACCACGGGTTGGATTCTGCATTGCCATTGCTGACTGCATAGGCATGTTGCCCTGCTTGGCAGCAATTGAGCCACCCTTTGCATAAAGCTTACCCTGTGGAGCAGCACCAACCTTGCCACCTGTCTTCATACCCATTGAAGGACGAGGCATCTGAGGAGCAGCGGGACGACCACGCATAGCAGCGGCTACTGGACGAGGAACGCCACGGGCACGAGTTGCGCGAGCAACTAGCTCTGCTGGAGGTACTGGACCACCATAAGCCATGCCACCCTTTTTAAGACCCTTCATTGACTGCTGTTTGTCATGCTTGACATCCTTGCTTGACTTTTCCCAAGATTCAAGTGACATACCATATTTCTTGGCAAGCTTCTTATCCTGAGCTAGATCAGCCTTTGAGGCTTCCCACTTTTCCATTGACATTCTGCCGCCTTTGGCTTTTTTCATGGCTTTGTGTTCTTCCATTTCCATTTCTGGAGATTCAGCAGCTTCATGCTTTTTCATAGCAGCTTTTGAAGCATAAACCTCGCCACTTTCCTTTTCGACAATCTTGCCGCCCTTTTTACGCATCATAATAATAGTTCTCCTTTAGTAAGATAAAGTTAGTTGGAATTAGCAATAAGTGTGTTATCTGCACCAGCAGGGCTAGCAGGAGCCTGTAGGTCGTCACGACGAGTTCTACGAGCTTGGTTACGCTGTAGATCGAGAAGCTGTGTATAACGCTGTGTAAAAGAATTTACACCATTATAATCTTTTTGAAACATCATTGCTTCAATCATAGAAGCATTAAAAAGAAGATCATAACAATAATCAGAAAAATAATTAGTATCTGTTGCTGAGCTTAAAGTAACAGGTCTGTTAATATGAACAATTGTTCCACTATACGTTGAGACTGGAGTAGGAGCAATCAAAACAGAACTATTAGTTCTTTTAGCATAGTACTTTGGATCATCTGTAGAAGCAATTACAGGCCAATAGTCGTTAATAAATTCATCAGTTCTTAAAAGAAGATTAATCTTACTTCCATTAACTGTAATATTAAAGTTCTTTACTACACGAGTACCAGATGGTAGTGTAAAGTATGGGTTGTTAGCACTTACTACTATTGAAGTATAAGTTACTAAACCATAATCATCTAAATCTTTAGTCAAACGCTCTTCTGCGCGATTAATCATGTTGGGAACATAGTCAGCAAACTCCTGACTATTGTTCTCACACGCA